CCGCTATCCGACCTCCAACGCGGAAATGGATTATGTACATCCGGCCTATCTTCCCACCATTCGTAACGACACTTGTGCGTTCCTGTTCGCAATCGAGGGCACCAAGTTCAAGACGCGCCCGATCAATGACGCGGTTGGTGCCTATGAACTGCACTACTATCAAAAAATCCCGACCATCACCGCCGGCGGCGACCTCGCCACCAACTGGCTGCTGATAGAACATCCCGACGCCTATGAGTTCGGCTGCGTGACCGAGCTCGCGGCAATCGGTCGTAATGCCGAAATGGCGCAACTCTACAAGGCACGCCGCGATGAGGTGCTGGCAGAGATCACCCAACTGTCCGCGCTCACCACCGGCCCCACCAGCCCGGCAGTACGAACCGCGGAGTATTACTGATGACGATGATCTTCGACGGTGATGGCAACGAACTTGCCGATATTGTGCTGTCGGAAAAGCAGCAATCGGTGCTTGATCACGACGAGGATATTATTGTCCTCTACCACACGCCGCAAATGCTGCGGTACATCCTCGGTGAGCATTCGGGCAGCTTCATGCTGCACAAGCGCGGCGATCGCATCGTTGCGGCAGCGCCTGACAGTTTGCGCGCCTACGCCGATCTGCAGCGCGCCATCAAAGCAGCGCGGGAGCGACACTGATGCCACCGTTGCCCGTTGCGCTCGCCGAATGGCGGCCCGACATCGCCCTGCTCGACGTTCAATTTTCCGCCGATGTCGAGAATGTTTTTGTTGGCGCCAATTCTTATCTGCCGATTCCCTCGCTGCTGCCGTTTGCCGGCGGCACGCCATTGCCGGGGCCATGCGTCGGCCTGTTTTCGGCGCGCACCTCGGATGGCGTCTGGCAGATTTATGCCGGCACCAGAACCGGGCTGTTCAAGTATGGCATCGGCGGCTGGATTGATGTCAGCCGCACCACCGGGGGTGCGTACAACGTGCCTACCGGGGGCGAACTGTGGTCGTTTGCGCAATTCGGCGACCATCTGGTGGCGGTGCAGATCGGGGATGTGCCGCAGGAGATCAACATCAAGACCGGGACAAATTTCATCGCGCTGGCCGGTTCGCCACCGATCGCGCACAAGGTCAGCCAGGTCGGCGACTTTCTGGTGCTCTCCGGGCTGCTGAGCAATCAGCGCAAGATCATCTGGTGCGGCATCAACGACATCTACATGTGGACGGTGGGGACCAACCTCTGCGACGAGCAGGAATTCCCAGACGGCGGCATTGTGCAGGGCGTGGCCGGCGGCGAAATCGGCTATGTCGTGCAGGATCGCGCGATCAGGTTGATGCAGTTTCTGCCGGGCGATACCGCCACGATCTTTTCGTTCACGCGGGTGGTGCAGGATCGCGGCTCGATCTCGGAGTTTGGCTATACCACCATTGCCAATGTGCTCTATTTTTTGGCCGAGGACGGCTTCTACGCGCTTTCGGGTTCGCAGCTAACCCCGATCGGCAACGAGAAGGTCAACGAGTGGTTCTTGGCCAACACTGATCCCGGCCGGCGCAATGTGGTGCAAGCGATCACGGCGAACAAGCCGTGGGTGGCCTGGGCCACGCACTCGGGCTCGAGCCCGCAGCAATACGATATGGTCATACTGTACAACTGGGGGCTCGATCGCTGGGCGCGGATGACCGAATTCGCGCAGATGTGGGCCACGATGGCCTCCGCCGGCCTCGACCTCGACACCGATGGCACCGAACCCGGCGATGCTGACCTCGACAGCAATGCGCAGCCGCTCGACAGCTTCCTGTATGAGGCCGGCCGGCCGCTGGTTTGCGCGGTTGATATCAACGGCTTTCTCTGTGCGCTCGCCGGCCCCAACCTGCAGGCCACGCTCGAAAGTGCCGAAATGCATCTGGTGCCGGGCCAGCGGGCTTTTGTCGATGAAGTGTATCCGCTGATCGATGCGCCGGATGTCGTTATCTCGGTGGGCACGCGCGAACGATTGCAAGATGCGAGGGTGTGGACGCCGCCGCAATCGCTGGAGGTGACCGGATCGGCGACGGTGCAGACCTCCAGCCGATTGCACCGCTTTAAGATGATCGCGCCACGCGGCAGCGTGTGGACGCACGCGCAGGGCTTTCTGGCCGACGCGCAGCCGGATGGCACCAAGGCATGACCGGGCCGGTCACGCCGCCATTTCGGCGCGCGTTTGATGCCTCGCAAAGCCCGCTGGCCGCACGCAATGCGCTCGGGATCAGCGGCGCTGGTGCGGGACCGCCGGGCCCGACCGGACCCGCGGGACCAACTGGACCCGCGGGACCAACCGGTGCCACCGGCCCGGCGGGACCGGGCACGATCTCGGCGGAATACATCACGGCATCCGCCGACGCGACACTGACCAACGAGCGGGTGCTGACCAACACCGCGACGGTGACGTGGGATTTCGCGACCGCGGGGCAGGCCAAGGCGACCGCGGTTGGTGGTGGTGCTGGCTCCCCGGCGATCGGGTTTCGCGCGCAGAAAACTGCCGACCAAACCGGCGTTGCCAGCAACACAGACACCAAGATCACGTTCCCGAGCAAGCCTTACGATCAAGGCGGCCTCTACGATGCCGCACTGAGCCGATGGACGCCGCCGGCGGGCATTGTCCACATCGATGCCGCGCTGCGAATTTTCAATGGCGCCACCGCCAACGCCAATATGTGGGTGCTGCTTTACAAAAACGGGGTTGAGCTACGCCGCACTGGTGTGCCGTCCGTTGGTTTGGGCGCGCTGACGCAGGCCAGTTTTGACGATGTTGCCAACGGCACCGACTATTACGAAATCTGGTTCAACGGCACGTCAGGCTCCACGATTACCATTGATGGGACAACAACCACCACTGCCACGTTTTTCAGTGGCCACGTTGTCAGCGCGCAGGGTGTGAAAGGCGACACTGGCGCCGCTGGTGCGCCGGGCACGGTCACCGGCGTTGTGGTGTCGCCGCAGGGGCGGCTGACGCTCACGTCCGGCACGCCGGTGATGACGGTTAACCCGGCCACCACCTCTCCGGTTTACTACACGCCTTATGTCGGCAATCAGATCAGTCTGTACGACGGCACCAACATGGTGGCGACGACGTTCGCGGAATTGGGTTGCTCCACCACCGACACCACCAAGAACCCGGCGGCACTCGGCGTCGGCAAGCTCAACGATTGGTTCGTGTGGAACGACGCCGGCACCATCCGGCTTTGCCACGGTCCCGATTGGGCCAACGACACGACGCGCTCGGCCGGCACTGCACTGGTGCGGGTCAAGGGGCTGTGGCTCAACAATGCGTCCATTACCAATGCCTGCGCGGCGCAGCGCGGCACCTATGTCGGCACCACCATGACCGGGTATGGGGGGCTGGCTGTCCCGAATTGGATACTGGGCGGCGGCGGCTCCGGCGGGTTTTTAACATTCCTGGGAGTGTGGAATGCCTACAACCGCGTGCAGGTGACCGCCCGCTCCACGGACATAACGGATCATACCGTTTCCACCGCTGCCATATGGACGAATGCTGCAACCCCAAACACGTTCATTTGGTTTGTTTCCGGTTTGGCGGAAGATGCGTTCCGGGCTGAATATCAAACCCTGATGTATGGTCATGTTGCCTATGCCTGCTTGGGTGTTGCTTATGACGCCACCTCCGATCCGAGCGGCGTGATCGCGTACCAACCACCAAACGGTGGGGGAACGCAAACCGCCACCTTCAAATCGACTGCTCTCGGCGCGCATATCGTAAGAGCAACGGAAATGTCGGGCGCAGTCAGCGGCTGCACCTATGGCGGCACTGGCGGCATTCCGTTGGGGGCGGCCGGCGCGGTTGCTTCCGGCCTGACGCTGGAATTCATGATGTAAGGAAAGCCAAATGCCCGGCGAAGATATTCAGTCATGGTCGAAAACGGCGAACAACAACGGCAACGCCGATGGCCTGATCGATTGGCAAGAGCATCAGGCGCGCAAGTCAGTCAACAATTCCGCGCGCTCGATGATGGCTGCGCACGCCAAGAACCGCGACCTGTTGAACGGAACGATCGTCACCACCGGCACCATCAATGCGCAGGCGTTTTTATCCGGTGTCGTGTACACGACAATGCCGTCATCGCTGGTGGTGAAACTCAAGGTCGGCGCCGGCCTCACCAACACCGGCGTCATGACCTTGAATATGGACGGCCTCGGCGATGTTGAGGTTAAGAACCCGGATGGCAGCGCCCTGCAGGGCGGCGAGTTCACAGCAGGCCGCTACGTCGATCTGGTTTGGAACGGCACCAACTGGATTTACAGTTACAGCGCCGGCAATTTCGCCGAGCTTGATAGCCCGGTTTTTGTCGGCGATCCGCAGGCACCCACGCCGCCGCCCGGCGATGCCGATAACAGCATTGCAACGACCGCGTTCGTGCAGGATGCGATTTACGGCGGCCACGGCATCGTGCTGGGCGTTAAGGTGTTCGACACTGTCGGTACATTCACCTACACGCCCACCCCGGGGATGAAGTCTTGCATCATCGAATGCGTCGGTGGCGGCGGCGGCGCTGGTTCGTCGGCGTGCTCTCCCGGCAATCTGATGGGCGGCGGTGGCGGCGGTTCGGGCGGCTACAGCCGCAAATTCGCGACCGCCGATCAGAT